GCTCACTTCGTCCACGCTCGAGGCCACGAGCGTCTCGCTACCTGTCTCGACCACGGGCTCACCCGCCACGATGGGCGCCCGCCACGCATAGAGATCCCACGCCCCGCCATTGTCCTTCAGTCCAACCACGTAGGCCCGGCCCCAAAAGGCCGACACGGTGAAGCTCGGACACTCCAGGTCAGTCAGCAACGCCATCGGCGCACCCCACGTTCCGTTCCACACGCGACACGTCAAGCCCGTCGCGTCCGCCCAGGCCAGGTATACCCGGCCCGCCGGGCCCCTCGCGAGGTCAGGGCAGTGGCCCTCGCCCATCTCCTCCGCCGGCATCCAGCCCGCATCCGCGCCAGGGGAGTAGGAGCACCAGATCGTCTCCTCCGCACACCACGCGACCCACTTCCGGCCATCCGCCCCGGGCGCCAGCATCGCTACCCGGTTGCAGCCGCCGACCGCCTCGACCTCGGTCACCCCCAGGGTAGGGATCACCTGGTAGTGCGGCAGCCCGAACGCGAGGTCGCCCGTGACCTCGTCCGGCCTGAGCACATCAGACCAGTAATCCTCCCGGCTGATGTAGTCCGGGTTCGTGCCGCCGTCCGCGCCATACTCGTTGTGACGGAACTCGTTCACGCCCTGGGCGAAGCGGATCCAGCTATCCGCGTTCGTAGTGCCAGAACATACGAGCCGACTCGACCCGCCAACCTCTTCCTCGTAGAGCTTGAGCGCCTGCCCCGAGCCGAGCCGCCCGAGCGGGGTGTCGCCATCGGTCGCGAGTTCGATCCGCGCCCCGTAGAGGATGATCTTGCCGCCGAAGGTCGGCGCGGTCCCTGCGCCCGAATGAGCCCAGTTCAGCCCGCCGCACGGCCGGAGGCAGCCGGCCCGCACAATCACAGGCAGGTCCGTCGCCCCATCCTGGTCCCGCCCGCCCGAAAGCAGGTCCTGGCTCCCGACGAGGAAGCCCAGGAGGATCGGCACATGGGTGATCCAGCCCGCGCCATCCGCCAGCCCGAGCGGGGTATCATCGCCGTCAACCCAATCCGCCATCGCCGTGTCCGTGATCTCGTGGTGGATCTGGCCGTAGAGCCCCTCGATTCCCCAGTCCCCGACGCGCTGGCCGTGCCACGCCGAGAACTGCATGAGTTCGTCCTGGAGCGCGCCGCAGTCCGTGACGCGCCGGATAACGAACGGCATCCCCCAGTCCGGCGCAATCGCCACGTCCCGGCCCGGGTTGCGCAGCCCGCGCACCATCGCGTGCCCGCCCGTCGCCCACCAGCCGCCATACTCCTCGGGCGTCCGCGCCGTGCCGAGCAGTGTCGAGTCCGCGCAGCTATACCGCGCCTCGCCGCCGTAGCGCACGGGCCGCTGGTCCGTGTTCTCGATCCAGATGCCCGCCGTCCCAGCCAGGAGCTGTACCTCGTGGATGATGGTCTCGCCGATAGGCAGGCCGTCGAGCGTGATGGACTTCACACGCTGCAGGTCCGTCAGGCCGGCTGCGATCAGGTCGATGTCGCAGTCTTCCTCGATGGCAGACGCCGGCACGCTCACGCTGAAGACCGCGCTGCCGGGGGTGCTCGTGCAGGAGAAGCCGGCCCGCCGGTCGTCCGTCGCGGCCTCGTAGTTGTCCGTGACCTCAGCAGACTCGAACGCCACCGTGACCGTCATCGTCCACGAGGACGCCCACGCCGAGGAGATCACGAACCGCAGCCACCGGTACATTCGCCAATCGAACACGTCCTCGGACTGCGGCATCGTCCCGTAGGCCGTATGGTCGACGGGATCGCCCTCACCGCAGGTGACGTTGCCCGAGGTCATGTCGTACGGCCCGCCGATCACCGTACCCTCGAGCAGATGCTTGGTCGCCGAGAGCCGCTGCCAATCGCCGACGTGCTTCCAGAGGTCCGCCTCCGCGATGCCCGCGTCGATCCCGCCGTACCAGTTCTCATCGAGCCGGCCCGGGTGCTCGTAGAAGGTCCGCTTCACCGGGTGCGCGGGGCCGGCGCCGAAGTCGATCACCGCCTCCGTCACGTTCTGGCGCGGGATCGCGCCGCTCGTCACGGCGTCGACCCACCACGAGGGCGGGGCCGACGCGCTCCGATCATCCTGCGCCCACTGCACGGAGAGCGGAGACTGAACCCACACCAGGAGCAGCCCGTAGTAGGGCCCGCCGTGCTCGTCATGGTCACCCCAGTCGGCGGTGTCGATCCCGATGGCGTCGAGCGCCCGGTCATGGAGGGTCATCGTATTGTCCGCCGTCGGGAGGCCCAAGTCCTGGAGACAGGCGTCCGTCAGCACGACCGAGATGGTGTCGTCCTCGGAGTTCGGCACGAGCCGGTCCTCGTAACGCGAGGTCTTCTGGAAGCTCATCGAGTAGCTGCCCGGCACATCGAGGTCGAGGGCGTCGCTGTAGGTCGAGGACTGGATGTACTTCTGGTTGGTAGAGTCCCAGTCCATCGTCTGGTCGATGAAGTGCGTCGCGTGCGCCACGAGGGCGGCGGAGCTCGTCAGCGCCACCTGCTGGTCGCTCGCCACGAGGTTCAGCCCGATGGAGGTCTCGGCATAGATGTACTCCTGGTGGGACGCGCTCACCATCATGAGCGGTGGCGTATCGCAGCAACTAGTGATCGCAGACGCCGACGGCACCGTGCCCGTCATCGAGGTGTCCGTGAAGCTGTAGGTGAGCACATCGTCGCTGTAGACCGGATCCACGAGATCCACGATGCTGCCGCTCGCCCGGAGCCCGCTACCGTACTGGCTCGACAGCGTCCACGTGATCCCCATCGACTCAGCGGGGCGGGAGTACGCCCGCCCCTGCATACACATCAAGCCACTCGGGCAAAGCTGCGAGGGCAATACGCCGGAGTAGTTCTGGCCCGCGCCGTAACTCAGGCCGACGGTGAACACCGGCAGGTGTGTGCTCGAGTACGAGACCGTATCGCTAGAGTTCGCCGACCCGCAGGTCGCGGAGACATCAATGTCGCCCGCCCAGTGGTAGGAGTCCCGAAGCTGATGGACGCAGGTCGCGTGCGCCCGCGCGTCCGTCGTCTCCTCGGACACCACCTGCACGAGGGGTATCTCACCGTGGTCGATGGCCCAGGAGACCGAGGCGACGTTCACGTTCGTGCCCGAGACCGTGATGCTCGTCGATCCAGTCGGCGCGGGGAAGCAGCCCATCGGGCCCTTACTCCATGTTCCCATCCAGTGACCAGCGCCCGCCGACGCCGTGTTCGTGACGCTGCCCGCCGTCGCGATACACCGATACTCCCGCACCTGGGCGACGGCGCACTGATTGGCCGCAAGCGTCCCGAGCGCCGCCGGGTAGCCCGCCGGGTCCTCGGAGCCCGACGTCCGCGTCCACGAGGAGCCGTCCCATTGATAGCCAGCCTCGATACACAGCACCTGGACGGTGCAGTTCCCGTGCTGGACGGTCCGGGTGAAGTCCCCGACCACGTGATGCCAGGAGCCCGTCGCGGGCGCGATGGCCCCGCCGCTCATGCCGGGGATCGTTTCCCAGTCGGTATCTGGGAAGGTAAAGGTCCCGCTCGAGTTGATGCTGCCGCTGGTGAGCTGCGTGGTCGCCATCAGCTACCGCACCCAACACACTCCGACCAACGGAACGCGCAATGGGGGTCCCGGCACTGGTAGGTCCGGTCGCCGACGGCCCGCACGCCCGCGCCCCGAATGCCGTGGCACATCGGGCAGAGCCCGTTCGACACGACCACGGGCAGGGCCACCTGCGCTTCGCGCCGCTTCCGGCAGCCCTCACATTCCTTCATGGCCGCACCACCAACGGGCAGAGCACGGTGAACGAGGAGGTGAGGCCGAAGGACAGGGTAACGCCAGCGATGGCGGGGATCGAGGTCCCCCGCGCCACACCGCGCTTCATGTTCACAGACCAGCCGCCCGCGCCCATCCGCGCCCTCGACCCGCCACGTATCAACGCCATCGCCAAGCCTCCTCTGTGCTGCCGCTCACCTCCCTACTACCCGCGCCCACGCGATCGACCTTGTCACCCAGCCAGCCCAGCGTCCGGCTCCCCCCCGCATGTTGCTGCGCCAAGTCCCTCCCTCGCGTGCGGGGGAGGGATGGCCGGCGGCCAAGGAGGGGGGCACTTACGCCTTGCTCACCCGAGTCTCTCGCCACCCCGCGCACCTTGCCCGGATCCGTCCCTCTCCTGCGTGCGAAGCACTGCGGAGGGGCCGCATAGGGGGGACCGGCCGCGGGCCGGTGGGACCCTATCCGGCCCGAAGGTTCACGTTCAGCCTGCCACTCTTATCGACATCCTCCTTGCTCGGATCCGTCCCTCCCTCGCGTGCTCTTGCCGCGGGGGAGGGATGGCCAGCGGCCAGGGAGGGGGGCACTCACGCGTTGCCCACCGGGATGTCCCGTCCACCCCGCCCCCCGTTCCCGGATTCGTCCCTCTCTCGCGTGCGAAGCCGCGGGGGAGGGATGGCCGAAGGCCAGGGAGGGGGGCACTTACGCCTCGCTCACCGGGATGTCCCGCCCAACCCGCACCTCGCCCTGCTACGTCCCTCCCTCGCGTGCTCTTGCCGCGGGGGAGGGGTGGCCGGAGGCCGGGGAGAGGGGCAGTCAAACCAAACGCCCACCACGACTGCATCGCCTCACCCGAACCTTGCCCGGTTACGTCCCTCCCTCGCGTGCCCTTGCCGCGGGGGAGGGATGGCCAGCGGCCAGGGAGGGGGGCACCCCAGCCTTGCCCAGCCGAATGCATCGCCTCACCCGGACCTTGCCCGGTTCCGTCCCTCCCTCGCGTGCTCTTGCCGCGGGGGAGGGTGGCCGGAGGCCGGGGAGAGGGGCAGTCAAACCAAACGCCCACCACGCCTGCATCGCCTCACCCCGCGCGTGCTCGTTTCCGTCCCTCCCTCGCGTGCGTAGCCGCGGGGGAGGGATGGCCAGCGGCCAGGGAGGGGGGCACTTTGGCCTCGCCTACCCGGGACTCCCGGCCACACCGCCGCCCTCTCCCGGCATCACTCCCTCCCTCGCGTGCGCCCTTGCCGCGGGGGAGGGATGGCCAGCGGCCAGGGAGGGGGGCACTTCGGCAACGCTCAGCCAGCCCTTCCGCCTGCACCCTTACCCCCACCGCACAACCCCCGCCTCCACCGTCTCGACGTACTCCCCTGCATCGCCGTCGACCCGGCTCATCTTCCCGAGGATCTCCACCACCGTCCCCCTCGGGATCCGCCCCCCGTCGATCTGAAGCTCGACCCGATGCCCGGGCTCCCAGTGAGGGTGCGCCACCCAGTCCCACCGCACCACGGCCTGATACCGATGCCCGCGCTCGTACTCCATGAGCGCCGTTGCCTCGGGGTCCTCGTTGCCCAGGTCGACAGACACGCTCCACCGATCCTCGCCCACGAACATGGGATGGTCCGTCACCTGCAGCGACGCGTCATCGAGCACCATACCCATCAGAAGGGCGCCGTAAGGGTCCGCGCCCACATGGAAGACCACGTTCGACATCGTTAGCGCGTCCGTCGTGATCCGCCGCGCCTCCATCAAGTCAACCCAAGACGGGTCCGCGTCATCGAGCACCCAGTCGGGGATCCCGTTCCACGGCATCGGCTGGAAGATGGCGATCTCGCCCGTCCGCGTGCAGCGCCACCGGCAGCCCACCGAGGCGAGCAACTCATCGAAGGACTCGATGAAGCCCGCATCGTAGGGGTAAGCGTGCCGCCGCTCCCACTTCCTGGCGCACGGCACCTTCAAGTCATCGAGGCTCGTGCTCTCGGGAAGTTCGAAGAGGATCAACTCCTCGGGCACGCCCTGCGCCTCGAGCAGGGTATGCACCAGATCCTCCAGCGGCCAGCCCGCGAAACTCATCTCCCCGAAGTTCACCATGCGTTTCGCCGCCAGCCGCGAACTCCACGGATAGACGATCACATGCCAGAACTCATCGCCCGAGGGGATCGCGTCCCCGAACTGGCCCGCCTCGTCGACCCACAGGAAGCCCGCCATCAGCGGGTACTCCTGGAACCACGCCTGCCCAGGGCCCGCGTCGGGGCACCACTGGTGGCCCGTCCACACCTCCGCCCAGGAGTTCTCCCGGATCGCGTCGAGGGAGCCCGTGATGTTCCGCACCATGAGGCTCGCCATCGAGGCCCGGCCGTCGGGCGTCTCGTAAGCCGTCATCCGGCTGACGAACTGCTCCACCTCGAGGGCCGACAGGTCGCGCTCGAGCAGGATCGGGCCGTGCGTCTCCTGGGCGAGGTAGACCACCGGGCTGTAGCGGGGCTGGTCCGTCGTCAGGTCCAGCTTGACCTGGGTCGTCGAGACCCGCGCCGGGTCCTCGGGCGGCAAACCCATATCCACAGGCACGTTCTGCGCCTCAGCCGTGACGGTCGTCGTCGCCGTCAGCACCTCGTCCCACAGGTATTCCCGGGTGCGAACCTCGACTTCCTGGTCGCCGATCCAGTCCGGCCACACGCTCTCCGTCGCCTTCTCCGCCGTGCCCGTCAGGGCGTACTCGATGGGCGCCACGGTGAACGCGCAGCCGAAGCCCACGACCTCGACCTCGAGGGGCGCCATCAGCATCTCCAGCCCCTCCGCCGTGATCAGCGCCTCGCCACCATCGCCCACGCTCACGAAGTAGACGCCCGGCTCCACTGTGCGGATCGTGAACGCCCACAGTCTCGGGCCCATGTCCGCCGTGGAGTCCGTCAGGGAGGGCTCGTCGAGCCACGCGAGGATCGTGCCGTCATCGGCCTCGACCCGGGGGCGCGGGTCCTCGTCCGTCTCCAGCCCCTCGGCGAACATGGGGAAGACAACCTTCAACCCACCGACGCCCTCGAGCGTGCGGCCGATTGTGAAGCTGAACGTCGGACGGTGAGAGCCCGTCCAGGTCGGAGCCCAGGAGTAGAAGAGCACCATCACCGACTGCTCCCACCCCCAGTCATGGACGGTCCGCACCTTCGCCACGCCCTCGTAGTTCACATTCTCCGTGCCGATCCACGTGTAGCCCTTGTAGCCCGATGGCGCGAGCGGGACCCAAGTGCCCTCGAGCTGATCCCAGGAGTGCGGGGCCGCCGTCCGCGTGCCGTAGCCCAGGATCGTACGCAGCTCCTCGTCGTTCGCGCAGTCCTTGGGCCAGTGATCCTCCCACTTGGGTGATGGCGCGAGGGTCAGCGCCCGCAGGCCGGGGATGGTCGAGGTCTTCGTGTAGGTCCAGGCGTCCGAGCCCGCGACCCGGGGCTCGTCGGGAATCGCTTCGGGCAGACGATCCGAGGTGCGCGGGAAGCTATGCTCCAGGCCCCAGGCCAGCCGGTCGACCTGCCCCCACCGTCGAGGCTTCCCGACCGTCAGCCGTCCGTAGCCCGCAACCGGCAGCGCTGTGATCGCCATCAGCGCATCGCCTCCTCCATCGCCCCGACCCGAGTCCAAGCCTCATGCTCAGTCCACGCGCCACCGGGCTCCCACTCCCGGACCTCCGGCCCGCTGGAACCCATCCCATCCCACCAAGGCCGCTCGCCCTCGGTCTCGTAGCCTCGACTCGGGAGGGCTGGCTCGCCAACGCCCAGCGCATCCCAGGAGAACGCAGCGTCAGCCGCAACGTTCGCGCCGCGATACTGGCGCACTACCTGCCCACCCGCGCCGTAGCCCGTCCAGACCGCCACCCACGACCCACCCTTCGGCGCATTCATCACGACCCACCGCTCGACGCCGGGAGTGATCTCTACCCGCCGCGCCTCAAAGACATGGTACTGCGGCCCCGTCACCTGCCGGTCATCCGACTCCCACCACGGTGGGCGGCGGTAACCGCCGATATCAAACTGGAGCCACTCACGCATGAAACTGTTGTCATCCGAAGCCTGCGACCCCCACCAGTTCGGGCTCCACCGCCAGGGCGGCTCCACCTCGTACCCAGGGAGATACGCCTGATGCACCGGCCCGAACAACTCCAGCACCCACCGGACCGCGTTCTCGCCCGTGTCGTAGTTCATCTCGTAGCCGAGCGCCGAGTTCCCCTGGGCGGGGCTCGAAAGCTCCATGTGCCCCACGCGGCCGCCCTCCTCGACGGTCGCCCGGGTGTCGAGCAGCCCCACTCCCCCAACGGACCGCCGCGCCCCAGGCCCTTGCCTCAGCCGCACCTCCGCGCTCTTCTGGTACATGTCCGCCCACGGGCCCTTGGGATCGTTCATCGGGCCCAAGAAGCCCACCGTCAACTCCGGCTTGCCGATCACATCGTCCACGGTGAGCATGTTCCGCATCATGTGGACGCCGCCGCGCTTCAGCTTCCGCTCGAAGGACCGCCACATCGAGAACCAGCGCCTGAACTCGCCCCGCAGATCCTCCTGGATCTTCGCAGTCTTCTGGAACGTCTTCCGAGCCCGATGGAACAGCCGCTCCGCGCCCCGCTCACCCTCAGCGAACCACCCTCGAGCTAGCCCGCCAAAGCCACTCATCATCGCCGCGACCGAACCAAGGCTAGCCTCCAGCCAGACGCCCGACACGCCGAACTCATCGACCTCGCGCCTCATGCGCCAGATCGAGGCGATCAAGCCTCTCCGGCCGTCCTTCGCCCCAGCCACGAGCGCCCCGCCCAGGGACCGCAACATCTCGCCCGTCTCATCAAGGCACGCGAAGGCCCACCCGACGGCCTCATGCTCCGGGACCTGCCCCTCCGTCGGCGGCTCGAGCAGGAGCGCCCTCACGCTCGGGACACCTCCCACGTGCGCCGTCTACGGTCCATATCCATGCCCATCGAGAGCCGACGCCCATCGAGGTAGACCGCCGGCTGGACCGCCGACGCCATCCGCGTCTCCGCCACCTCGCGCCTCAGCCCCTCGAGGGTCGAGGCGAGCGCCGTCTCACCCGGCGCGGAGCCCTGGTAGGTCCCCGAGGGCAGCCCCCTGCGCCCGGACGGCGCCATCGAAACGCCCGAGTACCCGCCACCCCGACGGCCCAGTACCTGATTCGAACGGCCCGTCTGCGTGTTGTGTAGCAGCCCGAGCCACTGCGCCTGCCCGCCGTGCATCAGGGAGGTGAGGATCTGGCGAACCTGGCTCATCGCGGCCGAAGCCCTCCCAGGAAGTTCGTTCAGGAACGACACGAACTCGACCAACTGCCGCTCCATCGCGCCGACACCCTGGGTGAGCGTCGCCGAGAGGTCCGCCATCCCACGGAGCACCGTCCCGAGACCAGACGCCGCCCTCTGCGCCGCCCGCATCATCCGCCCGAACATCTCCTCGGCAGGCTCCAGGGAAGTTATCACAGCCTCGCCTATCGACTCGGCCATGTCGACGATACCCTTGCCGATCTTCCGAACGGCCTGCTCGATCCGATCCCCTGCCAGCTTCTCGAGTTCTCGCCGGAGGTCCCGGATCGCCCGAACGAGCAGCCGCGCCTCGGAAGACCACCGCTCCGTAGCGGGCGTGCCGCTCCCGCGCAGTCCCGCGTAGGCTGACGAGGTCTTCTGCTGCCCCGGCGTAAACCGCCACCAGTCCATCATGTTCCCGAGGAAGCCAAGGCCGGCCCGTTCGCCGCCCTCGCCCTGGTGCCACTCCATCAGCCCCTGGGGCCAGCGCGCCTTGCCCGTGCCGAGCGACCGGCCGCCCGCCCGCGCCTCGAGCATCTGCTGCGCGACCCACGAGCCGAGCGGCCCCATCGAGTCCGTCAGGAACCGAGCGCCGAAGCTCACGCCCGATGGCAGCCCGCCCGGCATCGAGCCGTAGGGAAGACCACGGAGCCCGCCCGCCGTGCCGCCCTGGCTCTCGCCCGCCATCCGCCAGCCGTACTGCGCCATCCACTCGACGCGAGCCCGCACGAGATCGAGCATCCCGCTGAGCTGCTTCGCCTTCTCCTTGTTACGCTCGAGGATCTCCTCGTACGCCTGGATCTCCGGCGGAAGGCGCAGACGACGACGAGGGGCGACCGTCGGCCTCCGTGTGTCCTCACCCGGTATCCGCATCGGCGCCCCTCCTCAGTTCGTCCACCTGATCGCACAGGTCACACACCTGGTGAACCCGCGCCAGGGTCATCGCTTCTACATCGTCAAGCCTCCACCCGAACCGCTCGCAGAGGAGGATCGCCACGCACCCTAGGGGGAGACCTCCGAGTCCTCGGCCTCCCCGCCCGAGTTTCCCCGCAGCGCCGCCACGATGGTCCCGAGCGCGTCCCCGTTGTTGGCCGTGAAGACGGTCCGCAGCCACGGCTCCGTCACCTCGGGATGGTTCGCGTGCATCGCCGACCACACGAGCCGGATGCTGAACGCGTACAGCCGTTCACCGTCCGACATCCTCTCCTCGCCCTCGATGGGCGCGAGGCAGTCCCCCAGGCTCGGGGAGGTCAGCGTGTAGGTCTTGCCGTGGATCTCCACGGTGAAACTGCTAGCAGGCTCGATCCGCACCAAAGGCTCAGCCACTTTCCCCGGTCCTTCCCTAGACAAACGTCCACGACTTCGCTCGAAAAGCCCCCAAGCGGCTCACCGCCTGCAGGTGGTACCTGTCCACGATCTCCACACCGATGCTGTTGCGCCCCCACATACCCGCAGCCAGGTTCGTCGAGGCGGTCCCCATGAACGGGTCGAGGACCGTATCCCCCACGAACGAGAACATCCGCACCAACCGCTCAGCCAGAGCGACCGGGAACGGAGCGGGATGCTCCCGCGTCGACGCCCCGCCCAACGACCATATCTGCTGGAACCACGCCCGGTGCTCAGCCTCGGGTATCAACGAGAGCAGCTTGACCGCCTGCGAAGGGCTCCGGTATCCCCCAGGCTTCCGCTGGAAGAGTATGTACTCGATGTCATTCTTGATGACCGCGTTCGGCTCGTACGGCTTCCCGAGGAAGCTCGACCCACGAGAAGACTCGAGGCTCATGTTCGTGATCTTGTGCCAGATGATCGGCGCCAGATTGTCGAAGCCAAGACGCCGGCAGTGCTCCTGGATGCTCGCATGAAGCGGGACCACAACATGCCGACCGAACTTCCGGCGGGGGAGACACACATCCCCCACAACAACCACCAAGCGCCCGCCCGGCACGAGCACGCGCAGAACCTGCGCCCAAACGCGATCAAGCTCCAGGAGGAACTGGTCGTAATCCTCCACGTGCCCAAGCTGGCCCACGCCCTCGTCGTACTCCTTCAGCGTCCAGTAGGGCGGCGAAGTCACGACAAGATGCACAGACTCATCGGGAACGAAGTCCATCTCGCGAGCATCGCCCAACACGAGTTCGTGGCTAGTGTCAAGCTGGCGTACCGCCGCCTCAATGAGATCCGTCGCCACCGCGTCACGAGCGATGGCAGGCACGGCCTTCCTGATGTCGCCGTTGACCAACGCCAGGACTTCCTCGGGGACAGCGCCCTCCAGGCTAGCAGGTCCCGCCACGAACACCAGCTAGCCTCCCTACGCAAACGTCCACGACATCGCGGCCGCCGTCGACTGCTCCAGCGCGCACCGCCACAGGATCACGCCCGTCTCGTCCGGCATGTACGCCTCCTCGGGCGGAGGACTCCACGCCAGGTTCGGGACCGTGATCGTCAGCGTCTTCGCGCCCTCCTCGCACGGCGCGTCCGCCGTGATGACCAGCGTGCCCGCCGCCTCGGGGCAGTCTTCCATGAAGTCCACATCGGGCGGGATCGCCAGCGTCATCTCCGCCGTACACTCCGGCGTGCCGTAGACGATCCAGTCCGCGTTCCGCAGCGCGCCCGCCGACCGCGCCTTGATGCTGTTCCAGAAGCTGGCGATGTTGTCCTGAACGATGCTCACCTCGACGACCTCGTAGGTCCCGACGCCATCGAGTTCCAGGCTGCAAGCCCAGTCCTCGAACGTTGAGGTCGAGGTCGGCGTTGGCTCCTCAGTCGGAGCAGCCACCAGGCTATACGGCGGGAGGCTCAGCCACGAAATCTCGCCCTGCAAGCAGCCGCCCTCGGAGAGTTGCCACCCGAGCCGCGAAACGATGCACGCCTCATGGACCCAGGTCCGGTAGCCCGTGTCCCCCGAGAAGTACGTAGCCGGCAAGACGCCGGCAACGGGCAGCCCCTGGCCCATCATCGCCACGCTGTCGGCCGTCGCATCGAAGCTCACTGAGCCGCCGAGCGTATTCCGCCCCGGCACGCTCACCTTCCGCCCACCGATCCACGCCCGTCGACGCCGCGTGAAGCCGTCTCGAGGGCCGCCGCCCGTGATGCCGCCACCGAACTTCCAGCCCGTCTTGCCCGCCACATCCCACGCGAACCACTGATCCTTGCCGAACGCCAGAGGCATCGTCATTCACCAGCCCTTGCGGCCCGCGCAGCGAGCGCGACGACGGTGCAGTCCACCACGTGAAACTCGTCATCGCCCTCGGCAACGAACCTATCGGTGGAACACTTCATCTCGAAAAGCTCACTACGCAACACGGCGCAGTAGAGCGTGCGGTTGTCCGCCTGCCAGTCCCATATCGCCTGCGCGAGCTGGAGGTGCGTCCGGTAAGCATCCTCCGCAGAAGCGCGCACCAGACCCGTGAGGTAGAACTCCCACTCGACCCGCGCCCATCCGCCGATGCCCACCTGCTCGCCCCGCATACCCGAGAGCCCCGCGATCACAACCGTGTGGACGCCCTCGGGTAGCCGGAGCGCATTCTGTGGCCCCTTGCGAACCTGGCAGAACGCAAGCGGCCCCTCCAGCGAATCTCGAAGCGACTCGCAGAGCGAGTCGAGAACCTCGTCGACGGGGGCCGCGTGAGGAACGCTCACCAGTCCCGCCCTCCCACCGGATCGAGAAGCGCGCAATCTATCTGCACGTGGTCCCACGGTTCCATAACACCGGCGAACCCGTGGATACCAAGAACAAGATAGCGCGCGCCAAAGTCACTAACCGTCTCCACCCACCGATGGCGCTCATCCTTGCGAGCGTCGAGCATCAGCACGCAGCCAACGGGCACGGTGCTCACCTCGCGCCCGAAGACGACATGGCTAGGAGGGCGGTTGTACATAGCGCGATCCTGGTACATCCCGCCCGCGCCCATCGGGAGCAGCACGCCCTCGTAGACCTCGCCGCTGTCCTCGTACTCAGGAACGTCGGCCTCGATGGTTGACTGAAGCCACACGCTGAACCTAGCGTTGGTACTAAACTCCAGACTCGCATTGATCGCCGACGCAAGCGTATGCTGCTTCATCAGCGCACCTCATCCGAGGTATCCCAGTCCGTGTAGCCACGCCAGTTCGGCGTGACGATGACGCTGCTCGCGGCCACGCCCGCCTCGTCGTCCTCGGCGCTCTCGGACTCGAGCTTGTCCGCCAAGGCCCGCAGTTCGTAGGCAACCTTGGTGAAGTCTTCGAACTGCCCACCACTACGGCCCACGCCACCACGGCTCAACCGCACCGCAATCCGACCACGGTTAGCGGCCAGGGAGCGCAACAAGCGCGCCCCCGCCCGCTTGATGCCCGTCTCCATCGAGAGCGCAGCCTCGATCTCCGCGTCCGAGAAGTCGGGATCCGTGATGTCCGTGTCCGCGATCACGAGCCGGACCTTGCCCACGTCCGTCGCGAGGTCATAGGTGTCAGCCACGAGGCGCCTCCCTACGGGATGACGGGGATCGGCCCGACCATCATCACGTCCACATTCACGTCGTCCACGCCGTCGTTGCTCAGGTAGAGCGCCGTCGCGTTTGTCGGGAACCGCTCCAGGTAGACGGGGTTCACGCCACGGACTTCGCCCGTGCCGCTGTCGTCCACCTGGAGCGTAACCGCAGCCGAAGCCTTGATGATGACGAACGCGACGCTATCCAGGCCAGCCAGAGGAACCTCGACACCCGAGGCCAAGCCCTCCAGCACGAAGGACTGGTAGACGTACTGGTCCGTCGCCGCCACCGCGAGTTGGTTCCCGCTGGAGGAGACGACGCCGAGTTGCCCCGAAGAGCCCGAGCCGGCGCCCGCAACGGCACTAGCACCATACGTGACCGCACTCACACTCGGCATCTACCTCACCCTTTCCCGCACCGCTCACCGGAATGTCCCGCCCAACCCGCCCTTTCCCGGCTCCCGTCCCTCGCGTGAAGCCTTTCGGAGGGGCCGAATAGGGGGGACCGGCCGTCAGGCCGGTGGGACCCTATCCGGCCCGAAGGTTGACGCTCAGCCCGCCTGTCTCACCGACACCATCCTGCCCCGCTCACGTCCCTCCCTCGCGTGAAGCCTTGCGGAGGGGCCGAATAGGGGGGACCGGCCGTCAGGCCGGTGGGACCCTATCCGGCCCGAAGGTTCACGCTCAGCCCGCCTGTCTCACCGACACCATCCTGCCCCGCTCACTCCCTCTCTCGCGTGAAGCCTTTCGGAGGGGCCGAATAGGGGGGACCGGCCGTCAGGCCGGTGGGACCCTATCCGGCCCGAAGGTTTACGCTCAGCCCGCCTGTCTCACCGACACCATCCTGCCCCGCTCTCTCCCTCTCTCGCGTGCGAAGCCGCGGGGGAGGGATGGCCAGCGGCCAGGGAGGGGGGCACCTTGCCCTTGCCCACCGGAATCTCCCGACTCACCGCACCCTTGCCCGTTCTCTCTCCCTCCCTCGCGTGAAGCCTTTCGGAGGGGCCGAATAGGGGGGACCGGCCGTCAGGCCGGTGGGACCCTATCCGGCCCGAAGGTTCACGCTCAGCCCGCCTGTCTCACCGACACCGCCCTGCCTTGCTCACTCCCTCCCTCGCGTGCGTAGCCGCGGGGGAGGGATGGCCAGCGGCCAGGGAGGGGGGCAGTCAAACCAAACGCTCACCACGCCTTCCCGCCAACCCGCTCCCCGTTCCTGGATACGTCCCTCTCTCGCGTGCGTAGCCGCGGGGGAGGGATGGCCAGCGGCCAGGGAGGGGGGCACTTGCTTCGCCACTCGCCAATCGCCACTCGTCACTCACCACACACCACCCGCCACCCACCGCCTTTCCCCCCTCGCCCTCTCTGGGAGAGGGGCCGGGGGTGAGGGCCTTACGCCGCGCCCTTGCTCATGTACGCGCCGTTCACGTCCCACAGGTCGCACCCGAAGGTGAACCGCAGCTTGAACTCGATGCTGTCGTTCGACAGCGCCCCCCGGAACACGTCCGAGCCCCCGCCGAGCAGCGACCGCGCGTCCGCCTCCCGCACGAAGATCTCCGGCGTCTCCGATCCCAGCAGGAACCCGTACCGCACCGCGGGGCGGTCCCAGTTCGGGTCCGTCCAGAGATACCACGCGGTCTCCCCCTGGGTCGTGTCGATGATGGGCAGGAGCGGGTTGAGGACCACCTTGGCCGAGCCCTGCATCGAGTTCCTCGCCGGCATCTTCGAGCTGCCGCCCACGTAGACGGGCGACTCGACCAGCTCCCGCGCCGTGAACTCCAGGCTGGGCGGGACGACCAGGTACAGGGGCCCGTAGTACGGGACCTCGTTCCCCGCGGCGTCCCGCTGCCCACTCCGCACCTTGGCGATCGCCGCCTTCAGCGACGTCTCGCTGAGCGCCGTGCCCGCCCCCTCGACGTAGTTGCCGTTCCCGGCGCTGAAGTAGGTCGTGTTGCCCGCCCAGAGGCTCGTGAACCGATACTCCATCGAGTACCGCGCCGAGAGCCCCCAGTCCCGAGGCCAGCTCGCGAGCAGCCGCAGGTCGCCCTGGTCTCGGACCCAGCTCTCCCACGGCAATGGCCACGTCCACCCGAACTTCTTCAGGGTCTTCGTGTAGGAGCGGTCCTTGGGGCTGTTCGAGGGGTAGTCCGCCCCCCGTGCCACCTCGGGCGCGAGCCGCACCCCGTAAATCTCGTAGCTCTTCCCGTCCTCGAAGGAGCGGGAGTCCTCTCGGTGACCCAGCACCTCGTAGGAGGTGGGGAACTCCGACTGCAGGTACGCCAACCGCATCGTCCGGTCGATGGTGTCCGCCATGTGGACCCAATCGTCCGGGCCGTACGCCTCTCGCGTGCGCGATGAGCGCACGCCTTCCACCACCCGGCGGAGCGACACGATCCGCTCCCCGTGGTCCGTGATCTCGGGCGCGAGCCGCACCCCGCCTCGCCCGACGTCCTCAATGGCTGCTGCCATCCCAGTCCCTCCTCAAGTCCTCAGCGTCCCGGTCCCTCGGCCCATCGCGGAGAACCCTCGCATGGGGTTCCGAGGGGGCAACCCCTCGGCGGGGTCGCGGGGCGGAGCCCTGCGTCCTGCCCGAGGAAGCTCTCGGCAGACGCACTAGTCATGGTCATGAGCGCACGCCAGCGTCAGCAACAGCGTGCCGTTGCCCTCCACGAACGCCGCCGTGCACTCGCTGCACTTGATGCTCAGCGTGTCGTCATCATCGAAGGCGTTGGCCGCCGTGATCGCGCTCGCCGCCTTCACCTTGCCGATCGCGTTGATGTCCGCCGTGAGCAGCGTCAGCACGCCGCCCGTCGTCGGCGTGGCGCCGATCAGGATCGACAGGTCGATGTCCTTCCCCGCCGTGCTCGCCGGGGTGGTCCCCGTCACGAAGGCTAGGCTCTCCACCGTGCCTGCGAACCCAGGCGTCCACCCGTTCATGAGAACGACTGAGTCCGCCGTGATGGCCGACAGCGCCGGCACGGGCAGGCTCAGGGTCATGTAGGTCGTGTCGCTCCCGACCTCGGTGGTCAGATGCGGCCGCACCTGAACGTTGATCGTCGCTTCCTCGCCCGAGGTAATCGGCTCCAGCGCCCGGCCGAGGGCGAGGGTCCCGGGCCCAAGGTCCACCCGGCTGTCCCCCGAGTTCACGTACACGTAGTCGCCCACATGCACCGCGCCGTTGACGCCCGCGCCCGACTTCGCCGTCACGGCGAGCTTCACGACCCCGTCGATGAGCACGGGGAGCGGCGTCACCGAATCCCGGTAGTCCGCGAGCGCCACGCCCGCCAGATCGGTCCCGAAGGCGACATCGTCGCCCCGGATCACGTCGCCCGACGTCACCGCCGACAGGCCAGCGCCCGTGAGCATGATCACGCTGGGCGAGTGGCTGTAACCCAGGGTCACGCCATCGCCGGCAATCCTCACGATCGCCATGTCACTTGACCCCCTTCATCCGGTCGATCTGGTCGGCAGCGAAGCCTTGGCGCTGCCAGAACTCCTCGAGCGACCGGTCGTACGATTCGCGCGAGCGCTGCTCGCTCGAGCCTTCGCCCGACGCGCCCGCGCCGGAGACTCGGGTCCGCACCCCGCGCTCCCGGAGAACCTCCGCCTCGTGAGCGCGCTCCTCATCCAGCGCCTCCGCCGCCTTCTCTTCCAGCTCCTCGGGCGGGAGGCACTGTCCCGCGAACCGCTCCATGACGCGCATCCGGCCGGCCCGGGTCAGCCCGTCCGCGCTCTCCACGATGCGGGCGAGCTGCCGCTCGGTCTCCCGTACGAGCCGCTCCCGCTTCTCGGCGTCGAGCTCCTCACGCAGCTGCCGGTTCTGCCGCTTTAGCTCCTCGATCTCAGGGGTGAGATCGGACTCTCGCACCTCCACCGTCGCCGCCTCCTCCGCCGGGGACTCGCCCGGAGCGTCGCCCTCCTTCGGCCCCGCGAGCACCTCGCGGACCTTGTCCACGAACTCCGGCACCGCTTCCGAGACCCGCTGTTCCACCGCGCCCTCCACGGCCTGGGCGAGCTTCTCCGCGAAGGAGGTCTCCGCGGCCGTCACGGCCTCTCGCACCCGCCGCTCCACCGCGTCATCCACGGCGGCGGGCAGCCGGCCCGACACCGCCGCCTCCACCGCCTCGGGTAGGGCCTCCCGCAACGCCTCGGCTACCGCGCTCCCAATCGCCTCGAGATCCATGTCCAGCTCCTCCCGCTCTGTCTCCACAACCCGGCCTCGGGCGTTGCCCGAGGGAACCCAATCCACGCTGTTGCACTTGGTGATCGTCTCGACGGCCTGCAGCTCCCGGCCGTCGATCTGCCTCGTTCTGTAGCGGATGAATGAGTCGTGGCTGATCCCCACATGCTCCCGCGCGATGGGGTCAGCGAGCATCTCCCGGAGCTGCGGCGAGTGGACGTGGCACACGCCCTCGAGCCCCCGGTCGGTCACCACGAGACTCCCGGGCTGGATCGTGGCGCAGTAGTCGCGCACGTCCCGGTGGCCTCGGCGCCCATCGCTCACGGGGTCGGCGTGGTTCAGGAACATCCGCGCGCCGTCGAACACCCGGTCGGTGACGGCTCGCTCGAGCACTTGGCGTCCGTAGTACCGCCGGCCGTCCTGGGTCGCCCCGTGGCCGATGACGAGGATCCGGAAGTCCCCCTGGGGCAGCCCGCCCTCGTTCGGCGCGCCGAGCACCTCGGCAGGGAAGATCTCGCAGACCTGCCCATCCCGCGCTCGGGGCTCGTCCCCCCGCAGCGAAGCGAAGCCGGAAGCCTGGTGCGAAGCGGAGTCGGTCGCCGTCGCGCTCGCCATGGTCACTCACCTCACCCTCCGGCTCCGGGGCGAGGTCTAGCCCTCGGGCCGCACCCTCCTACCCATGCGTGCAGCCACGCCCTTTTTTCGCGAACTTTTTTTTCAGCGACCCCCCGCCACCCGCAGGCCCAGCCTCCCGCCCGTCCCGCCCCCCCGCACCCGTTCCAGCCATCGCCGCGAAAGCTCTCGCTCACTCCCTCCCTCGCGTGCTTGTCAGGGCGTAGCCGAAGGCGAAGCCTGACGCGCCGCGGGGGAGGGATGGCCGGAGGCCAGGGAGAGGGGCACTACCACCAGAGGCGCGCACCCACGGCCTTCGCCTCTGGGAGAGGGGCCGGCGGCGAGGCCACTCCCCCTCGCCCGCCGCAATGTCCCGTCCAACCCGCGCGAAGCCAAACGCCGCAAAGAGGCATGCTGTCCGGGTGGGACCACCCTGTCCCCACCGCCCTCGGTCAGTTCGCCCGAGGAGGTGTGCGGTGCCGGCCGTGGAACGGGACGGGCATCTGCTGGAAAGAAGTGGTCCGTGTGTCTGTAGTCGTAGCCATCGTCTGCCCCGAGGGGGCCGTCCTCGCGTGTGACTCAAGGGAGACCGACGCTAACTACAACGTCACTGATGACTCCAGGCGAAAGTGGGCGGAGTCGGACAAGTCGGCGTCTCCTCGCTTCATCGCCGCTTGGACGGGGGCACTCCGCGGCAATAAGACCCAGCTCGCAGTTGAGGACATAATCGATGGCGTCCTCAGAGCTACACCGCCTCCCGCTGACGTGGAGGAAGCCGCCGAGGGCGTATGTGACGCCCTGGCAGCGGCCCGCGATGGCAGCGAGGGAGGCACGTACGTGTTCATTGCCGGACCCTCTCGCAGTGGGAACCCGGTCGAGCTCTGGTACGTGGAGGCCCCGCCTAACGTAGTTGCCGCCACATGGAGGCGGCACTGGGGCTGCCTGTGCAAGGCTCACAGGGGCAATGACGATGTGAGGACGTCCCTCAGCGCGCACGACGAATGGGTAAGGTGCGTACTGTGCGCCCTGCGCCTTGGTGAGGCACAAGCCGTGTGCAGGAATGCCGTTACCCACGTGATAGACGACATCCATGTGCCCAGCGTGGGCGGAAGCTGCACGGTTCTCACCGTCCCAGTGTGACACCGACGGCGCAAGAGCCACCGCAGCATCCGCTTGCGTCAGCTCTGTTCCCCCTACGGCCGCCCTGCGCAGCCCCGTCCCTGCCTCGCTGCTAGAGTCGTGTCGGGGGCCCAGTCCCAGGCCCCCGGCCCCCCGCGGCGCCCTCGCTGGGCGTTCGCGCCCGGCCACGGAAGCCGTCGACCTCGTCTAGTGCTTACCTGCACCAAGCCGCGTCCACCACTGCCATTCCATCTGGCAGAGGCACGTCTGACAACGCTCCGTCCGGCGCAACGAGTGTCAGGTGAGCATGGCCCGCCTCGGCGTACTGGAGCGCCGCGATGTACATGCCGTCCGGCGACCACTCCGCACCTACTACTGCATGGGGCACCGTGGCGATGCGCCGCGCCTCGCCGCTCTCCGTGGCCACTGCCCAGAGTTCCGTCTCCTCAGCCGCGTGCCCGGCGGCAGAGCGAGCACCAGCCTCGCGCCGTGCACACAGGACCTCTCTGCCATCAGGTGACCAGGCGCAAGGCCACGCCCACCACCCCTCGGGCGTGAGCGGCTTCGTAGCCTGCGTCCCCGTGTCCCAGATGTAGGCGCGTGTGCTCTCGGGCGGTGCCAGACCGTCCTGCCCCTGCGCGTCGCGTTCGCGGCCACCGAACACGAGATGCTCCCCGCTGGGCGACCAAGCGCGGTTGTTGCGCGGGAGCAGGATGAGACCTAGTTCCGGGGCCACCACGATACCGTCTCCCCAGGCGCCATCAACGCGGACAGCTCCTAGGCTTACCCGCGGTCGTCCATCGTCGCCCGCGGCGACTACTAGGAGAGCAATGCCGTCCGAACCAGGCGACCAGGCCCCGTCCATCACGACACCGTCGTCTATGTACGTCAGCAGGTCCAGCTCCAGCATACCGTGCTGGGCACCCGCACCGAACGCCATCGCGTCGAGATCCAACGGCAGGATGCCGATGTCGCTGCGCCGCCCCTGCTTCACTACTACCACAGCCCGTTTTCCGTCCCGCGAGGGGCAGACGACCGAGCACGCGCCATCGAGGACACCGGGCGCGGAGACCTGCATCACGTTGCTGCTGCCCCCACTGCGGCAAGCAAGCACGCGGGTGCCGATGCCTCCGAGCTCATCGCTCGCCGTTGGGGCCCCCAGGACGGCGATGGCGCCCGCCCCGTCCGGCAGCGTCTGCCAATACACTACGGGCTCGCCAACAGTCACGGGGCTGGCCGAGGGGGGGCTCGGCGCCGTCCCTGCGGTCGGCTGCCACTCGCAGTAGAAGACCCCCGCTCCGGACTCGCACAGCAGGGCAAGGCGCGGCCCCGCCTCTCCTGCGTTCGCGCCAGCCGCCGCGCTCTCCGAGGCGACCGTCTGCGCAGCCGTCTCTGCTGCGCCACCTGGCCCGTCCCCGCCCGGCTCGGCTCCGGGTCCTTCAGGGAGGGTGCCCCGTGGAAGCACCTCAGTGAGGTCCCCGCCGACCGCCCACACCTGGACCACAGAGTCGGCCCCCATGTACGCCACCAAGCTGCCGCCCGAGGCAACGTCCAGGATCCTGTCCCACTCGCCATTCCTGGCCACCACCGTTGGCGTGGGATTCCCGGGCACCAGGACGCACAGGTCGTGGGCCGCGTTTGGGTATGCGATAGCCCCGCCCTCGGCCAGGATGCGTGCAACCTGCATGCTGTACAGCGTGGCACTGGAGATGGCGCCCGAGCGCTGGCCCGCCCGCAGGGAGACGACCTTCGCTGTGGCGTCACGCGAGCGATCCCAGCCTCCCTCTCGGACGAGCAGTTCAGATTCCGACAGCCAAGCGACGACGTGCGCATTGCTCCGCTCCATCAGGACTTCGGATGGTTCACCCTCCCGCGCAGTCCATACCACGCAGTGGGGACCCTCCACCCCGTGCGTTCCGGCGTCCGCCCCAGCACCCCCGGTGAAATCGGCGGCGTAGCTACCGCCGCCAGGCAATGAGTGCACGGCCTCGACCAGCCCAACGTCCTGCCGGGATAAAAGCGGACTCGCGTCTGCACCCATGCTCCACGACCACCGATGCAGCGCAGTCCTCACACGGCGTTGTGCCGGCTCCTGATCAGTTCGGACCCAAAGGAGATTGCCGGCGAAGGCTTCGCGCATTGCATCGCCAAATGCTCGGTCATAGGCCCTCCGCCACGCGGCCTCCGCCTCCTGAGCCGTCGGCGCACGTGCCCCGTCTCCAGGTCCGCCAAAGACTACCAGACCCATCTCGGCCCAGCCGGCCGCGGACGCCTTCCGGCTCGCCTCCAGGTAAAGGCGCCTAGCCTCGTCGATCGGCAGACTCCGCAGACCGATAGTCGTCAGTTCCACTTGGGTTCGTCGTGCCACGGTCTGGCAGAGGACCAGTTCACCATCGCTGCCAGCCACCGGGAGTAGCCAGGCGTCGCTCGCCTCTAGAGTGTGCGTACTCCTGGCGGTGCAGTAGACCCCCTGCAGGTCCTGGCCAGCTGCCTCGAAGCTGGTGGTGGGCCCAGTACGGGACGCAGGCGGCAACGGGAGTGCGCGCTCGGCCGTCACCGTGCCCGCCGAGTCGAATCTCACCACGCGCCTAGGACCGTCGACTCCGCGGGCCGCGTCCTGACAGGCGAAGCTCTCATCGTCGCACCAGCCCACCCACTCCAGACCTGACCGCAAGGGGACAAGGCCGACCTGTTCGCCTGTGCTTGTGTCGTGGATAGATACCACGCTCTGACCGTCGCCCGCGCGCCAGACACACGCTATGTGGTCTGACCCAGGACTGAAGTAGGCACCCGTCACATTCCCCACAGGTTGCTGAGCGATAACGAGGCACATACAGAACGCGCAGAACATCCCAGCCATCCCCTTCCCACTCCGTCCGTCAAGCCCCATGGGCTACACCAACTGTGCAGTCCGGCCACGCCGCTATCCCGCCTGTGGCCGACATGGCGGGCGGCTAGACCCCTAGCGCCCCTTCGCGGATACAGGGGCGAAGCGCGCCCAACCATCATGGTCCAACACCGACCGATGCGGAAACGCGCCAGGGGCGCATCTCTCCAATCGCCACGTACTCGGGCAGTGCGGCGCGCCTCGCAGTGCGCCACCAGTGCCTCATTCCCCCAGCGCTTGGGTAGGCCCTCCCGCTTCCTCCGCCAACTCCTCACCCTCCGTCGCCACCTCGTCCGTCGCCATCCCCGCCCGAGCCCTCTGCTCCCCCAGCCGACGCATCGCCTCGTCGATGTCGTCCGTCCCGATCGCCACATGGGCCTGGTAGCTCGCCTCGTCCCCATCGATCAGCCCCCGGTCACGCGCGTCCGCCAGCGCCCCGAGCAGCCCCGCCAGATACGCCTCATCCCGTGGCCGCACCGGCGGGAAGTCCAGGTCGTAGGTCCGCCGCACCGTGTGGGGGATGTACACCAGGTCCTGCATCAGCGCCGCCCGCGCGATCGCGTAGTCGATCAGCCGCCGCAGCAGCCGCTCGAAGAACCCCTGACGCTCCCGGATCCGCCAGATCGCCGGCAGCTCCATCGACCGGCCGATCGCCAGGTTCCCCGTCGACGCGTCCCCATACCAGTGCTCCCCGAACCCGAAGGGCCGGATCGACTCCAGGAACGTGTGCCGGCCCGTGGCCGACTGGTTCGCCACCTGGCCCGTCCCCACCCGGATCGGCTCCAGGTCCACGTTCTCATTCCCCACGAACACCCCGCCCGGCCCCGGCGGGGGCGACAGGAACGACCGCCCCGCCGACCGCACCGTATCCACCGACCGCGTCCGCACCTTCTTCCGCCACGCGAGCATCGCGAACGCCCTCGTGATCGTCGCCATATCGGTGACAGTGCCCGCGTGGATGTGCGCCCAGTCGTACGCCCGGTACGCCTCCGGCACCCCCCGAACCCCCATCGTGTTCGTCACCGCGTGGCAGACCGCCACATCGGGCTCCAGGGATGGCGCCTCCAGCACCTGGGCCAGCGCCTCCGGATCATCCTCGGGCTGCGGCATCCGTGGGTCGGGCGCCGAGAGGTCCCGGTAGTACCGCACCTCGGGGTCCCGGGCGACGACCCAGCGGCCGGCCTCGAAGTCGTACTGCCGGGGCCGCCACTCCCGCCGGTAGAGGAGCCGCTTCCGCCGGTTCTGGGGATGACAGATCACCTCGGTGATCTCCGAGGCGGGGATGTCCGCGATCTTCACCTGGCTGTCCGCGGGACTGGTGTGCACCGTGAAGAACCGCTCTCCCTCGAGCATCAGGCACCGGTTCGTGTCCCGCAAGCCCGACACATCGGTCAGCACCAGCCGGTTGTCCTCATCGTCCCAGAACCGGTCGATGGCCCTCTGCACCCGCCCGTCCGCCGCCCGAGGGCGGGACAGCCCCTCCCCGAAGCAGCCGCTCGCGAGCAGCGACTCCGCCTGGGCGATGGTCCCATCGCGGATCCACAGCCGCACGCACCGCTCCGCGATCCGGGTCCGCGCATCGCCGTCCAGGTCGAGGCCGTCTCCGCCACCGCTCGCGATGAGCCGCCAGCTCGAGTCCGCCGTGAGATCCCCCTCCAGGCGCTCGACCATCCCCTCCACGACGCGCACCAGCCGCGCGTCCATCCGGTCCAGAGCCCGGTCCACCGCGCCCTCCCGCCCGTCAACGGTCCCGGCGGACGGGTCCTCCGCCCCAGAGCACCTTCTCCATGGCAGCCGCATGTGCGCTCACACTCCCTTCGCGCACCCCCTCCTACCGCCGCGTACTTACATCGCCCTCTGGCGCCACAGAAAAAAACCCCCCCTATACGCGTGCGAGAAACAGAAAGGCCACAGGGCGGTTCAACGCATGATGGTACGTAGAAGATGATTGGATGCGCATATCACTGGGTAGCCTATTTAGGTATTTAGCCTCCTGCATTGAGAAGCTAAATCGGTCTAGCCCTTGCGGTACATGGGTTTGCTTGGGATGGATTTAGCTATTTAGCGATTTGGCCAGATCTCACAGTGAAAACGTCGTCCTCTGCGTCATGATCCTAAACGGCTAAATAGCTAAATTCCCCCAGGGAGGTACAGATATATGTATATAAGGGCCAAAGATTTGGCGGGGCCCGACGCGGGCCCAAATCGCTAAATCGCCCCCAAGCCCAAGGCGCCCCTGGGTCCCATCCAGGCCTCACGAGGCGATAGTAGGGGAGCACCCCCAGCCACCGCCACCCCCGCCAGTGTGAGGCGCGAAGGTCGATGGGGACCCCGCGAGTACAACATTCGGCCCTACCGTCGCCAGCACCGAGTCGCTGCGGCGCCCCCTGCCTCGCCCGTAACAGCATGGAGTCGCTGCAGCACCGAGTCGCTGTGGCGCCCCCTGCCTCGTCCGCAGCAGCAGCGAGTCGCTGCGGCACCGAGTCGCCCAGGCACCCCCTGCCTCGCCCGCAGCAGCAGCGACTCGCTGAACCACACAAACGGCCCCTGCGCCAGCTGCGCTGTCGCTACGCACTCAGCGGCTCGGCACGCGCGGCGCACACGACGCGCCACCGCACGCCTCGCCACCTCGTGCGCAGGCGGCCCTTCGGGCCGCGGGTCCGCAACCCGATTGTCAGCCAGCGTCGCGCTGCCCGTTCCCTGTCCAGGGCTCCTCCGAGTGGGGCCTTGCGCCCCACCCGGAGGAGCCGCGCACGGGGTTCCGAGGGGCCTCGCCCCTCGGCGGGGCGCGGGGCGGAGCCCCGACCGGCAGCCTAGTCGTCCGGGCTCATGATGCTTCGGGGCTCGTCCATCATCGGGAGCGCCGCGGCTCCGGCCCGGAACGGCCGGTAGTCGTCGAACAGGTCGTACATGTCGACAGGCTCGTCGTCCACGAGGGCACGGCTGGGGACCGGGCCGACGGCCATGACGACGGCGTCCGCTTCATCGGGGCTGGGCATCCCCCGGGCGACCATGTCGTCCTTGCTCTCGATTTTGACCCGATTTCCACGGTATTCGTACTGGATCGCGCTGATTTGGGCGCGAAGTCGCTCGGTTTCCGGCCCATCCCAGGTGATGGCTAGTTTGGGCCAGTCGCTCTCGGGGCGCAGGCTTTCCCGCAGGGACCAGTATCCCTCGGCGCGCCAGTTCACGAACCGGGCAGACTCGACGGCGCGTCCGCCGAACAGCACCCCGCGGTAGTCGATCCGCTCATCGCTCATCGGCATGAGGAGGTCGGCGACCCCGGCCCCGATGCCGGTCTCATCGACGAGCACCTTGACCGGGCGACCGGACATGCGCCAGATCTCCTCGGCAGCTTGCGCCGTGCGCCAGACCACTTCCTGGGTCGTCGTCCGGCCGTCGATGGACTCGATCCGCACCACCTCCGCGCCGATGCGGCATGCTATGACAGTGCGGTTCCCGCCGGTGCGGGCGACGTCGACGCCGATCTGGACCGACGGGTGGATCAGCAGTTCGGGCTCCCGTTCGATCGCGGCCTGCACCCACGTTAGCGGCGCGATGATGCGGCTCGCGTCGCCGTCCGGGAACTCGGCGAGCACCCTGGCGCGGAAGTAGTCTGAGTCCTCTCCCCATTCGATCTTCCACTGTTCGACGCGACTGGGCTGGAGCAGCTGGCGGAGCACGGTCGGGGGCAGATCCTCGCCCGTGAAGTTCGGGGTGTCGTAGGCCGAGATCTTGACGGTGTGCCAGCCGAGTTCGGGTCTCTCGACGGCGCGGCGGAAGCGGCCATCCGGGTTGACCGGATTGCCGATCATCACTTCGCGATCGGCCTGGTAGGTATCCATCACGCCGAACTGATCATCGCTGATCCCGGGCGCTTCGTCGTAGATGACCAGCATGTTCTCTGCGTGTTCGCCGGGCATGTCGTCGGCGTGCTCGGTTGCGAAGCCGTACGCGTAGTGGTAGGGGTCTGGCTCACCATCATCGCCGAGGACCTTCAGCTGGGTCATGTCGCACTCGGCCCGGGCCCGGATCTCGTCTGGCAGGCGGCGGAACAGGGCGCGGATCTCCTTCCACAGCAGTCGCTTGACTTGGCGCCAGGTCGGGGCCGTCGTGATCACGTACGCTGGTCGGCGCGTGAACAGCCACCACAGCACGATGATCGCCGCGAGGAACGTCTTGCCGGCGGCGTGGCAACTCGGCACTACCACCTTCGGGTGATCCCTCACCGCGGCGAGCACCTCGCGCTGCTTCGCGCCGAGCGACAAGCCGAGAACGTCCTTCGCGAATGTGACCGGGTCATCGGGCATCCTCACCCGCACCTCGTCGGGCACCTCGACCGACTCGAAGATGATCCGGGCATCCCGTTCCTGGGCCGGGGTCAACGCCCGGGGTGGATCCGCATCAAGGGGCGCCGGCGAGCTCTGCTGCTTCGTCCGCCACGTTTCGAACTGCTCCCAGCCCAGCGCGACCCAATCCCTTTCGAACCGTCGTCCAGATCCTGTCGGCTTCTTCAACTCCCACCTCCACGATCAAGCTGCGATAGACTACCGTCAGCATCATCCTGAGCACATCGGCCGCTGCTTCGCGCTCCACCATGCCATCCAGCGTCATCTCGGTCCGGCGGAGTCGGTCGATGGCTTGCGCCAGTACGGCCTCGTGGTAGGCGCTTCGTTTCTCCTTGTCTTCCTCGACCTGGATCTCCAGAAGACGAGCGCGCAGTCGGTCGATGTCCTCGACCATGCTCAGGCCGTCGGTCTCCCGTACCTCCTGCACCGCGCGCAGCGCCTTCTGGAACGAGGGCCGGAGATGCAGTCGCTTCGAGCTGAGGCCATGGGTCGGCGGTCGGCCGATGTTGTGCACGCCTCCGTGCTTCCGGCATCGGGGTCGGCCCTTGATCTTCGGGGCCCGACAGGGCGCGCCGCTCCGGGTTTTCGCCCCGCACATCCAGGGTTTGAGCTCCCTGACCACCGGCTCCGGTACGTGGCTTTCCGCCTCGCCCACTGGGCACAAGGCTTTCGATCGGTCGTCCTCCACGCAAATGCTCGACTCCGCCTCGCTCACTGGGCACACGGCTTTCGGTCGGTCGTCGCCGCTGTCGACACACACGCTCGTCACCGCCTCGCCTGCCTCGCACATGGCTTTCTCTCGGTCATCCTCCACGCCCGCCTCGCACATAGCTTTCGATCGGTCATCGTCCACGCCCGCATCGCCCGCATCGCACATCACTTTCGATCGGTCGTCGCCGCTGTCCACACCCATGCTCGTCACCGCCTCGCGCATGGCTTCCTGTCGTTCGTCGCCACTGTCGACACACATACTCGTCACCTCGCAGTTGCATACCCAGAGAACCCGCTCCGGCCTCCTCGGGCGCACAGTTCGCGCCCTGCGGGGTCCTCCGCGGGGGCCTCAGCCTCCTCGATGCGTCGCCAAGTGCGCTCCGCATCTGCGGGGTCTTCGGCCCTTGTATGTGGCGCCACCGCCTGCGGCGCTGACTCGCGCTGCAGCGACGCCTGCTTCCATGAACCCAGCACGGCACGTGTGTGAGGGAGGCTTCGTGAACTGCGACGAGGTTAGGAGCACTGCCCACAGCATATGGGGGCGCTGCCCCCAAACCCCCGCCTAAGGCGGCTGCCTTAGGAATCCGCAGCATCGGTAGTGCTCACGGCCCTGCGTCGACCCCGCTATTGCCCTTTTGGCGCTTGCGAGCTTAGCGGCCCACAAGTGCATGGCGGAGCGCAAGGCACGGTCAAATCCTCCGGAGCCGCTTCGCTAGTCTCCTCCGGATTTGCCCTCTTCGGCCTTGCGCTCCGCCTGTGGGCCGCTGCTCGGCAAAGCGCTCAAAAGGGCAAAAATCGCGCGGGGGGGGCGGGGGGCGTGGCCCAACGGGCGGGAGGCCAGGCCGTGACACTAGGCGAGGCATACGGGCTGGGGCCGGAGTGGGCCGAGATCGCGGCGCTGCCCTATACGCGGCCGGCGGGCTGGGCGTGGTCCCGCGTCGCCCATTGGCCTGTGCGTGCTCTGCTGTGGCGCCTTTCCACCTGCGACGCGGCCGCGGCCTACGCCCTGGGTTATGACGCCGCCGTCGGGGGTCTGCTGCCCGCGCTCGAGCTCGGGCTCGAGGCCGCCTTCGATGGCCGCGAGGCCGAGCGCGCCGCTTGGCTCTCCGGTGTCGCCGCAGGGTCGGCCGAGGCGTGATGGCCGCATCCTGGGGGTTGTTGCCTTATAGGTTACATACTACGGCAAACTCTCATGTAACCGTTTCACGTGAAACACTGTTCTGTTAGGTAGAGACGTGTAAGTCAACCGCGCTTCGCGCGGCAAACGGGGGGGAAGCTGGAACTTCCCCCCCAATGAGAGGACCGATCCCGATGACAGTAGCCCACAAGATCACCGGAACCCATCCAATCCAAGGCCCCTTCGCCTTCACCCTCCGTGGCCCTTCACGAGCCTTCCAACTGAGCGCCGCCCAGGCCAAGCGTTTCCGCCGCCTTGCGCGCCACGGCGACCTCGTCGAGATCGACTACGACCTCGACTCCGCCCAGGTCGCCTACCTCTCCGGCGAGTTCTGGCTCCTGCCCGCCGACTACATCGGCGCCCACCTCGCCCGCCTGATCGCCTAGGCATGCCGACGGGGGAGGCCTTTCCGCCTCCCCCGCGCCCCGGAGAGGATGCGCGCCGATGGCCCGCCCGAAGACGATTCCCCAGAGCCTGATCAACTCCATCGCCTACCGGCGACGGCTCACCGAGAGCCTCTGCTCCATGGAGCTCGACGTGCTGTGCCGGCTCGACGGCCTGGGCGTCGACGCCCTCATCGTCGGACCCTGGCTCGTCCGCCGCGATCCCGGCGGCCTCACCCTCATCGAGCGCGAGCCTGTGCCCGAGTCCCAGCTCCCCTTGCCTTTCGACACCGACGAGCTCAGCCAGCGGCGCGCCTAGCGCGCCCAGCCACCGCGCCCCCGGCTTCGGCCGGGGGCGCGGAGAGGAGACCACACGATGGCACACACGATGATCGCAACCCCTTCCGCACCCGACCCCCTCGCGCCCCTGCGAGCCCTCCTGTGCCACATCGACCACAAGTCCCCCTCGCGGGCGCCCCAAGCCTGGGAGGTCGGGCGGATCTGCGCCATGTGCGGCTACGGCCTCACCCAGATCCTCCAGGTCGAGGCCTCCATGGGCCTCATCCCCTACGGCTCCCCGCTCATGCTCTGGGTAGCCTCCGGCCACGCCTCCGCCCGAGGTTTTCACAGCCTGCCGCCCGGCACGTTCCCCGAGGCTGTCTACGCGACCGCCGCCATGCCCGGCCTGCCCACCCAATGGGCCACCCTCTACGAGGCCCCGACCGGCCGGATCCACCTCCGAGTCACCGACCCCCTGAACTGCCACATCGTCACCCTCACCACCTACGACGACATCGACGAGGCCGCCCAGAGCTGGCTCGCCGACCTCGCCCGCTACGCCGGCCCCTGGGTCCGCGTGCACAAGCTCGACCTGCCTGCCTGAGATCCGCCGACGCAGGATTAGAAGGGACTAACTTCCATGATCTCCACCCCCGAGAGGACACCCGACACGATGCAGCCACCCACCCGCACGGCAGAAGCCATCCCCACCGCCGCCGAGACGGGGATCCACCCCAGCCTCCACGCCGCCCTCGTCACCCTCCGCCGCCGGCTCGACCGCCACGCGCCCCACGCGGCCGAGCACACCTGGGCCGTCGGCCGCACCCTCGGCGTCCAGCGGTACGACCTCTCCACCATCGTCGACGCCGCCGCGATGCTCCATACCTTCGCGGCCGTCCCCGAGCTCGAGCCGTGGCTGAAGGCCGGCTACCTCACCAAGCATGGGCCGCGCTACGGGAAGCCCCTCGGCTCCGACGGCCCCGACCTCCTCGCCCTCTTCGAGCCCCACGGCCTCCTTCGGCTCGCCGCCGTCCCCCACGTGCCCACCGAGTGGGCCGCCGTTCTTCGGCTGCCCACGGGCGCGGCGATCCTCTGCGCCTTCGAGCACCCCGCCGCCCCGGCCACCCTCCTGCGCACCTACGACGACACCCGCGCCGCCCTCGACTGCTGGCGCACCGACCTGGCCGCCCTCCGCGGCCCCTACGTCATCGAGATCTTCCTGCCCGACCCCCGCGCCTAGCGCGGGCATCCACCTGGGGCCGCTCCCTCGAGGGCGGCCCCGAGAGGACCCGATCCCATGACGACGCCCTACACCTGCCCCGCGCCCGACGCGCCCACCCTCCGCGCCGCCGGATGGCGCCTCACCACCCGCCCCGGCGCCAGCGCGCCCGCCCTCATCGCCCCCGACGGCGAGACGATCGGCGATGACGACATCGTGGAGATCGACGATGACGGTGTCCTGTGCCCCGACTACGGCGAGGGCCCCATCCCCGACGGCCCCGACCCGGGGAACGCGCGCCTCGTCGCCGGCCTCCACCTCCGCCAGACCCTCGAGGGGCAGCCGGCCCGCGCCTAGACCCTCGCCGGCCGCTCACCCCGACCGGCGCCCGCCGCCGCCCCCCACCCACCCACCCAGGGCGGCGGCGGGCACGATCGCAGAGAGGACACTGCCCGATGCGAACCACAGACCACCGCACCGACACCGACCCGGACGCCCACCCCGACGTCCCGCCCAACCCGTCCACCGCTCCCGGATCTGTCCCTCCCTCGCGTGCGGAGCCGCGGGGGAGGGATGGCCAGCGGCCAGGGAGGGGGGCACTGCCGGAGACCAGCCCCGGCGGCCCGGCCTCCCGCCTGTCCGCCACGCCCGCCGCCCCCCACGAGCCCCCGCGCGGCCTGAGCCTGTTCCTCCGCGAGCTCGCCCTGGGGCTGCTCGATCTCTTCTACCCGCCGCGTCACCCCTGAGAGGAGAACCGCCCATGACACCAACCACGCAGACCCACCCCGACGTCCACCCCGGCACCCCCTCGGTCCCGCCCAACCCGCCAACCGTTCCCGGATCTGTCCCTCCCTCGCGTGCATGTCCCGGCGAAGCGAGGCGAAGCCGGACGGAGCCGCGGGGGAGGGATGGCCAGCGGCCAGGGAGGGGGGCGCCTCAAGAGACCACCGCCACACACGACGGCCACCCCGCCCAGGCCCGGCTCCACGGCATGATCGACGACCTCGCCGACGCCCTCGCCGCGGGGGTCTCGGACCCCCGGATCGAGAGCTTCCTCGCCTGGCTCTCCAAGCTCCACCGCTACTCGACGCGGAACGCCCTGCTGATCTCCCTGCAATGGGCCGACCGCCAGCGGCGCGATCCCGACCTCCCCGACCTGGGCCACGTCGCGAGCTACCGGACCTGGCAGAGACTCGGTCGGAATGTGCGGCGGGGGGAGCGCGGAATGGCGATCCTCGTCCCCGTCACCGTGCGCGCCCGGCCCGAGGGCGCTTCTGACACCCCAAGCTCGCGCCATACCCGTGAGCCTGCGGGGTCTCGTCCCTCCCTCGCGTGCGAAGCCGCGGGGGAGGGGTGGCCGGAGGCCGGGGAGAGGGGCACTCAAGACGGCCCGCGCCACCTCCGCTTCCGGCTCGGCCACGTCTTCGACGTCAGCCAGACCGAGGGCGCGGAGATCCCTACCTGGTACACGGACACCCCGGCCCTGGCCGACTGCCTGCCCGCTCTGCTCGAGTTCGCCACCGCGCGCGGGGTGACGGTCCGCCGAGGCGACACGGGGACCGCCCTGGGGTACAGCCTGCCCGGGGAGATCGTGGTCTCCGCCGACCTGCCCGACGGCGCGGCCGTGCAGACGCTGCTCCACGAGCTGGCCCACGAGATCCTCCACCAGCACGGCCCCGAGCTGAACCTCCCGGCCCACGTTCAGGAGTCCGAGGCCGAGGCCGTCGCGGCGACGGTCTCCGGCTCGCTGGGGGAGAACACCCTCCGCTCAGCGGCCCACTACATCCGCCATAGCGGCGGCTCCCCGGCCGTCATCCGGGCGAGCCTCTTCCGGATCACCCAGGCCGCCTCCACGATCCTCGGCGCCCTCCTGCCGGACCCCACCGCCGACCTCGCCACCGCCGACCCGGACACCCGCGCGGCATGACGACCGCCGGCTCGACGTCACCGCCCGCCGTTCCCGGATTCATCCCTCCCTCGCGCGCGCTCTTGCCGCGGGGGAGGGATGGCCAGCATGTCAGGGCGTAGCGCAGCGAAGCCTGGCGGCCAGGGAGGGGGGCACTACCCTTCGTTCCAGGCAGTCGCGTGCGCGGTCTCGCTCATGCGGGAGTTGGCTCCCTTGCGGCTGCGTCAAACCCCGACTTGCCCTACCGGTGACACCTCCTGCCGACCGAACACGGCATCTTCGCTACCGTTGAACCGTCACTATCCACCAGCAACAGAAGGAATCCACCGTCTAACTCCGAGAGGAGGAGTGAAAGCAGAGAGTGGAGCATGTTATTACTACACTAGGCCCCTAGCTGAAGCCCATCCTACACCCCCACACCAGACACCAGAAATCAGCCTCCGCTAGGGGCCTAGTTCCACGCCTACACCGTCAGACACGCTCTGGTCTCCCGCCGTAAAGGAAGTGTGAGTTTCAGAACTCACTGCGTGAGCCCCCGCAGCCGGATCGTGGCATATACACTGTGATAACGAGTAGCGGGAGTGCGCTACTCCAGCCGTCATATGGCTAGTCTGGGCGCTGTGGGGGCTGCGCCACCGCCCTCGGCCTTGCTCTGTAGCGAGGCCGAGGGCGTGCCTTCTTGGCTGACTGAGTCGGCACGCTTCGACGGTCCCCGCCTACTTATCCTCGACGCTGAGCTTCACACTGTCCGCCCCGAACCAAGGCTGTCCTCCGGGGGTGAACGCCTCCGCCCCCTCAGAACGCCTTCGCCCCACCGAGCGCCGCGCGCACGATCGACGCCGCCTCAGCGCCGTCGACCGTGCCGCGCTCCTCCAGCACGTCGGCCAGCGCAGTGACCACGGGCCAGTGCGTCAGCACATCCTCGGCAACCGCCCGCTCCCTCGACCAGAGATACCGGCGCAGCCGGTCATCCGTCAGGTGCGGCGAGGTCCTCCGCAGCAACAGCGCGACCTCCCACGCCCGCTGCCGATCCGCCTGAGACTCGAACCCCGGCTCATCGTGGTACCAGTCCAGCCAGCGCCAGAACTCCGTCTGGATGAACGCACATGGCCGGCCCGCCAGTGTCCGATGCTCGATGTACTCGGCGACCAAGCCCACCAGGTATGCGTCAACATCCTGCCGCACGACCCTCGGGAGCTTCGCGCGGAACCGCTCGGCCTCCGCGCGCCCACGTAGCGTCAGGTCCTCTACCACATACTCCAGCGTCTCCGCCATCAGCAGGGCCTGGCTCGTCACTAGGCCGGGCCCCTCAGGGTTGGGACTCTCGACGGTCACCCTGAAGACCGGCAGATGCCGCCGCACAAGCGCCAGCACATGGGCGCTCTCGTGACAGGCGAGCTTCCGCCGGTCTATCGCCGCCTCCCGCTCCGCATCATCCATGGACCCGCGCCCTCTTGCTCTCTGTCCCCAGTTCCACGCCCACCGTTCTCGGTCTCGTCCCCCCCCCGCCAGCCACTACTCCGCCCGGAGCAGCCGCTTCACCGCCGCCGGCGCCGCCGGCTCCGGCTCGCCCGCCATCCGCGCCCGCAGCCGATCGAGCATCCACCGGTAGAACCGTGGGCTGTTCCGCAACGGGCTCTGGCCGCCGCCGTGGAACCGCACCGCGCCCGCCAGGAACCGCGCCTCGCCCACGGTGAGATCGGGGACCTCCTTCGCCAGCCGCTGCACCGGCTCGTTGTGGGCCAGGTCCCACGCGCTCGCCGGCGTCGGGCTGCGCTCGAGCGCCGCATACAGCGCCGCCGCCGCGTTCGTCCGCTCCTGCACGAGGTCCGCGAAGAGCGCGTCATCCCCCTCGGCGCCCTGGAACGGCTCCCACACCGCCCAATCCTGGGTCGCCCCGAGACCTCGGGCCGCCGCCTCGAGCTCCTCGGCGTAGGGTAGCCGGCCATCGAGCCCCAGGAGATGGTCCGCCGTCACCCCCAGCGCCCGGCACAGCGCCACGATCTGCTCGTAACCCGGCAGCCCCTCGCCCCGCTCCCACCGCCTGACGTTGCTGTAGGTGGTGTAGCCCAGCGCCTCCGAGAGATCCATCTGGGTCATGCCCGCCCCTTGGCGCGCCGCCGCGAGCCGACGCCCGAAGGCCTTCTTGCTCTGCTCATCCGCTTCGTATCCCATGGCGCGTTCCTTCCCCACGGCGGGCCGAACCCCTTCCGAAAATGGGCTTGACTGACCGAATCTGGTGCCCTATACTAACCATATCTGAAAACCACTGTCGGAAAAGGATACCACAAATGGTCGAAACCTTCGCCTTCGTCGGTGAACTCCATCGCAGGAATGTCCGGAAGGGCCGCTTCGCCGAGGCCCACGGCATCACCCGCCAGGACCTCTCCGTCATGCTCCGGTGTCCCGCTCTGCCCGACGACTTCCTCCGCACCCTCGACCGCATCGCGCCCGACGGCGCGCCCCAGGGGAGGCGGCCTCGTGGCTGAGACCGAGATCATCCTCATCGCCCACGAGCCCGATCCCGCCGACCTGCCCGCCATCCGGGAGCGGCAGCGGCGCGCCCTCGACCGGCTCATGCGCGCCGCGGTGAGGATCGCCCGGGTCGAGGCGCCCCACCTGGTCACCCCGTACCTCATCGCCGCCGCCGAGTCCGCGTCCGAGTTCGACGACGAGATGGGGGACGAGTTCGACGACCCTGAGGAGGATCCGCGATGACTTCGTACGCCCTGCTCGTCCTGGGCGCTCTGCTTCTCGGCGCGGCCCTCGCCGGCTGGCTGTGGTTCGCCATGGCCATGCGCGAGGAATGACAGGCCCTTCGAGCCCGGCTCCCGGGAGGGGCTCCTCCATCCCTCCCACTGGGATCGCGCGGGACGGGGCGCGGCCACTGGCCGCCCCCTCCCGGGAGCCACGCTCCAACCACTCTGATCCTTGGGAGGGATCGATATGAGCAGCCCTACAACCAAAACGCCCGGCCCGGCGGTGACCGCCGCCGGTACCGGGCAGGTCGCCGAACGCGGACGCCCGGCGACCCGAGTCTACCACCCCTATGTCCTGAGCGAACACGTGCCCTTTCGTGTCGGCGGGCTCGACCCCGTCCGGTGGGCCGAGGGCCGGGAGCTCTGGGTCGTCGCCGCCGACGGCGACACCCTCGCCCTGGGCGCCGGGCCCCGGCCCGGCGGCCCGCGCCTGCGGCTCGAGGCCGATCAGGTCCGCGCCCTCTCCGACACCCTCCGCGCCTGGCTGGACGCCCGGCGGCCGACCGAGACCCTTCCCACCCACCACACCCGGCCCGGCCTCAGCCCCCTGCGGCGCTGCGACCACTGCCGGACCCTCGTCGACCGGGTCTGGCGCTGCGCCTTCACCTGGGTCTGCGGCGACTGCTACACACGGCTCGCGGGCGACACCGACGGGCCCGACGTGAACGACGAGCGGCCCTACCTCGACTACGACGAGGGCGGCCGCGACGAGGACGAGGGGGACGACGAGTGACGGCCGCCGCCGCCCTCCCCATCCAGGTCACCACGCCCCATCCCCACCAGCTCGACGCCGTCCGTCGGATCGTCCCGCGCGGGCAGGGCGCCATCTTCGCGGACATGGGCACCGGCAAGGGCCTCATCGCCCTCCTCTGCGCCTCGGAGTGGGGGACCGGCCCCACGCTCGTCCTGTGCCCGAAGTCTGTGCTGTGTGTCTGGGAGACGGAGCCCGACAAGCATTTCCCCGGCCGCTGGCTCGTCTGCGTCCCCCGGGGCGCCGTCGCCCACCGCGTCACCCGGATCCTCGCCGCCCGGCGCGCCGCCGAGGCCCAGGGCCGGCCCCTCCTCGTCGCCGTGAACTACGAGGCGGTCATCGCGCCCGAGATGTTCTCTCTCCTCAAGCTCCAGATGCGCTGGCAGACCCTCGTCCTGGACGAGTCCCACCGCATCAAGTCCGCCGCCGGCCGCATCAGCCGCGCCGTGAGCCAGATCGCCGACCGATGCGACCACCGCCTCCTCCTCACGGGCACCCCCATGCCCCATTCCCCCATGGACCTCTACGCCCAGTTCCGCGCCATGCGCAAGGGCGTGCTGCCCCCGTCCGCGACCACCTTCCGCGCCCGCTACGCCGTCATGGGCGGCTTCGGCGGGAAGGAGATCGTCGAATGGCGGAACCTGGTCGACCTCGCCGAGCGCATCGACCCCTGGACCGTCCGGGTCACCAAGGCCGAGGTCCTCGCGCACCTCCCCCCGTGGCAGGACACGAGCATCCTCGTCGCCCTGCCGCCGAGGGCTCGGCGCGCGTACGACGAGGTCCTCCACGAGCTTCAGGCCGACGTCGCCGGGGGGCGGATCACCGCCGCGAACGCCGCCGTACGGTGCATCCGCCTCCAGCAGATCACCAACGGCGTCGTCTCCACCGACGCGGGCGAGCCTCTGACTCTCCACACCGAGAAGCGGGCCGCCCTCGAGGACCTCCTCACCGACCTGCCCGCCGCCGAGCCCGTCGTCGTCTTCGGGAGCTTCCACTCCGACCTCGACGCGATCCGCGCCGCCGCCGGGCGGCTGGGCCGGGGCTGCCTCGAGCTGAGCGGGCGAGCCCGGAGGGCCCACGAGAACCTTCGGGCATGGCAGGCCGGCCAGGCGCCCGTCCTCGCCGTCCAGTTCCAGTCGGGTGGCGTGGGGGTCGACCTCTCCCGCGCCGCCTACTGCGTCTTCTACTCCCGCACCTGGTCCCTGGGCGACTACGAGCAGGCCCGGGCCCGGGTCCACCGCCCCGGCCAGGAGCGGCCCGTCAGCTACTACCACCTCATCGCCGAGCACTCGATGGACCAGACCGTGCAGCGCGCCCTCGACCGCAAAGAGGCCGTTGTCGACTCCGTCATCGCCGCCCTCGGCTGCCCGCGCCCCGAGAGGAGCCGTCCATGACCGCCGTTCCCGCTCCGCCCGCCGCCCCGTCCGCCACCCTGGCCGCCGCCCAGCAGCGCTGGCGCGACCTCCTCGCCATGAATGACGACATCCGCCGCATCGAGCGCGACCTGAAGGCCCTCAAGGAGGCCCGCGCCGAGCTCGACGCCCAGATCCGGGACGACCTCGTCGAGATGGGCGCCGACTCCGTCCGCGTCGACGGCCGCACCCTCTACCTGCGCACCGACACCTTCTCCGTCCACCTCATCGACGAGGCCGCCACCATCGACGCCCTCAAGCGCTCCGACCACGCCGACATCGTGCGGGAGACCGTGAACGGCAACACCCTCCACGCCCTGGTTCGCGAGTTCCTCCGGGACGCCGAGCCGGGCCAGGAGCACGAGGCCATCCCCGAGGAGCTGCGCGACGTCCTCGGCATCCACCAACGCTTCACCATCGGCATCCGTTCCTAGACCCGAAAGGAGATCCACCTATGGCCAGCGCCACCAAGAAGACCGAGCTCACTGCGGCCATCTCCCTGCCCGCCCTCGACATCGCCGGGGGCGGCGTCGAGGACCTCCAGGCCACCCTCTCCGAGAACGTCGGCGACCTCCTCACCGGCGCCTCCGTCTTCGACCTCCCCCGCATCGCCGTACCCAGCGGCGGCGCCACCCAGTGGGTGGTGCCCACCGAGGAGGGGGAGCAGACGTGCGACCACCTCCCCGCCGTCATCGTCGCCAAGCAGTACGTCCGCACCTACTATCGCTCGCCCTTCGAGAAGTCCGGGGGCGGGCCGCCCGACTGCTTCTCGGCCGACCAGGTCACCGGCATCGGCGAGCCCGGGGGCGCCTGCGCCACCTGCCCCCTCGCCGAGTTCGGCTCCAAGGACGGCGGGGCCGGACAGGCCTGCGCCCAGAAGGCGAACCTGCTCCTCCTCACCGAGCACAGCGCCATGCCCTTCCTGCTCTCCGTGCCGCCCACGAGCCTCAAGGCGATCCGGAGCTACCTCTTCTCGATCAGCGGGCGGAACCGCCCCTTCTTCAGCGTCCTCACCGACCTCAGCCTCACCCGCACCAAGAACAAGGGCGGGGTGGCCTACTCCCAGCTCGTACTCCGGCTGCTGCGGCCGCTGTCGCCCGAGGAGACCGCTGTGGCCGTCGGCTTCAAGCGCGCCCTGTCGCCGCTCCTGGGCACCCCCGCCGCCTCCGCCGAGGTGCCCTACGACCCGGACGCGTACACCGAGGGGGCTGAGTGCCTTGGCTAAGCACCGCAACCCGAGAGCCGACCGGCTCACCCTCACCCTCCGCGACCTCCGCCTCATCCGCCGGCGGCTCGCCGTCCTCTACGACGACGTCGCCTTCGGCGCCGACGGCGCGCCCGGCATCGACCTCTCCACCATCGCGAGCGCCATGGACGACCTCCAGGCGCTCCACGCCAAACTCACCGGCGCCCCCCGCGGCCACGCCCCCACCCAGGAGCCCTAACCATGCCCCCGCCTCAGTACGACAGGCGTCCCGCCCACCGCCGCCAACCCGCCGTCCCGCCACCCCGCGCCCCGTTCCCGGATACGTCCCTCCCTCGCGTGCAAGCACTTCGGAGGGGCCGCATAGGGGGGACCGGCCGTCAGGTCGGTGGGACCCTATCCGGCCCGCAACGCCTCGCCAACCGCAATGTGCTTCTGGACGCGGCAATGCGGGCCGGATGGAACCCTTCCCACTTCGTGGGCCCCTTCCATGCGGCCCCTCCATTCCGTGCTCTCGCCTCTCCGCCAACCCGCACCTTGCCCGGATCCGTCCCTCCCTCGCTTGCGCTCTTGCCGCGGGGGAGGGATGGCCAGCGGCCAGGGAGAGGGGCACTTTGCCCTCGCCCACCGGACTGTCTCGTTCAACCCGCACCTTGCCCAGATCCGTCCCTCCCTCGCGTGCATGTCACGGCGAAGCGCAGCGAAGCCGGACGAGCCGCGGGGGAGGGGTGGCCGGAGGCCGGGGAGAGGGGCACTTTGCCTTCGCCCACCGGACTGTCTCGTTCAACCCGCCCCTTGCCCGGATACGTCCCTCCCTCGCGTGCGGGGGAGGGATGGCCAGCGGCCAGGGAGGGGGGCACTTCCGCCCGGCACTTCCGCCCTGCACTTCAGCCTTGCCCAGCCGAACGTCCCGCCAACCCGCCCCCCGTTCTCGGATCAGTCCCTCCCTCGCGTGCGCTCTTGCCGCGGGGGAGGGATGGCCGGAGGCCAGGGAGAGGGGCACTTCCAGCCTTGCACTTCAGCCTTGCACTTACGCCTTGCACTTCAGCCCGGCACCTCAGCCCTGCACTTCCGCCCAGCCCCTTGACCCTTCGCCCTAGCTAGCACCCCCACGAGAGGGCACGACCATGGAGCATATAACCCAGTGGTTCTCCCAACTCTACGGCGACCTCGACGCGGACCAACGCGCCTACGCCTGGTCGCTTCAGGACAAGCGGACCCACTGGTTCTCCTCCGACGAGCTGCCCCAGGCCGCCGAGTGGGTCGCCTCCGCCGCCGCCGACCGAGACGTCTACTGCGGCGTCTCCTTCGCCCAGGCCGTCGACGCCGAGCGCGCCGGCGCTCGACGGCGCCTCCGCCAATCCCCTTCGCCCACAGAGCCCGACGCCGCCCTCACCGGGGGCGTCGTCGCCCTCGTCGCGGACATCGATATCGCCGGCGACGGACACGCCACTGCGAAACCCTATCCAGCCTCCTACGAGGAGGCCCTCGCCATCCTTCAGCGCGCCCCCCTCCAGCCCACCGCCCTGGTCCACAGTGGGAACGGCCTCCACGCGTGGTGGCACCTGAAGGAGCCCTGGCGGTTCGCCGACGGCGCCGACCGGCTCCAGGCCATGGGCGTCTTCAAGGGCTGGGGCCGCTGCCTCCGGCGCTGCGCCAAGGCCCTGGGCTGCGACATCGACCCCGTCCAGGACCTCGCTCGCATCCTCCGCATCCCCGGCACCCTGAACCACAAGGGGGGCGGCGCCCGGCCCGTGCGGCTCGTCTACGGCGAGTGGGACCGCCGCTACGCGCCCGCCGACTTCGACGACTTCCGCGAGCCCGTCACCGAGGCCGAGGCCCACGACTCCGTCGTCCTGACGGGCGCCCTCGAGTTCCCCTGGTCCAAGCACGAGACCCTCTCGGAGAACCTCGATGGGTACCGGGCCACCTGGGAGCACAAGCGGCGCGACCTCGAGGGCAAGAGCTGCTCCGAGTATGACCTCGCCCTGGCGAACTACGCCGCCCGGGCGGGGTGGTCCGACGAGGAGATCGCCGCCCTCATCCGCGGCCACCGCTCCCGCTTCCCGGGCGCCGCCGAGAAGGGTGCCCGGATCGACTACCTCCAGCGCACCATCGCCAAGGCCCGGGCCGCCTCCTCCCTCGCCTCCCGGGAGGCCAACGCCGCCGCCGTGGTCCGGGACGACGACGCCGACCGCAGCGCCCGGGTCCAGGCCCTCGCCACCATCCTCGACATCGACCTGGACGAGATCCGCCACATCGCCGGGCCCTCGGGCGTCTACGAGTTCCACCTGCTCGGCAAGTGTGTCGAGATCCCCGCCGCCCGGCTCCGCGACCAGGCCTACTTCGCCGGCCAGATCTTCGACCTCACGAACCGCTCGCCCGTCACCGTGCCCGCCCGGCCGAGCAAGGAGCGCTCGGGCGGGCTCCTCTGGCGGGACATCATGCACGCCATCGCCGACGCCGCCGAGGAGGTTGCTTCCCCCGAGGACGTCTCCGAGCGTGGCGGCACCCTCTCCGTCCTGCGGGAGTTCTGTGCCGAGCACCAGCTCGCCGAGTACCCGCCCGGCCTTCCCCCGCCGCCCGGCCAGCCCTTCGTGCGCGAGGGCCGGGTCTGGGTCCACCTCGACACCTTCCGACGCTACTGCGCGAGCATCGACTTCCCCTTGGAGCGGGGGACGCTCATCCAGCGGCTCCACGGCTGGGGCGCCCTCCCTGGCACCGTTGCCGTGCGCGCTGGACCATCGCGCTCCACCACCCGCGCCATGTACGGCGTCCCCCGCGCCCTCGTCATCCCCGGCGACCGACACGTCGCCCAAGCCGCACCCAGTGAGTAGGAGGTCTTCATGCAGGAGTACCGCTACATCGGCCCACCGGGCACAGGGAAGACCCGCGCCATCACCCACCAGCTCGCCCTCGAGGCCGAGCACTGGGGCGGGGAGAACGTCGTCGCCCTCTCCCACACCCGGGCCGCCGCCCAGGAGATCGCGGGGCGGGACCACTCCCTCCCCGACCACAACATCGGCACCCTCCACGCCATGGCTTACCGAGCCCTGGGCCGGCCCGAGGTCGCGGACGAGCCCAGGCGGCTCGCCGAGTTCGCCGAGGAGCATCCCGACTGGTCACCCAGCGCCCCCGCCTCCGACGCCGACCCGTGGGACGAGCCCGACGGCCAGCGCGTCTCCGCCCTGCGGGAGTACTCCCGGCTCCGCAACCTCATGACCCCCCGCGCCCATTGGCCCCATCACATCCTCGCCTTCGCCCGGGACTGGGAGGCGTGGAAAAGCCGGCACGGGCTCATCGACTACACGGACATGATCGAGGACGCCCTCCGCGGCTTCCCCGCCATGCCCTCCGCCCCCCACACCATCGTGTGCGACGAGATGCAGGACCTCTCCCGGCTCCAGTACGCCCTCCTGAGGCAGTGGGGCGGCGCCGCCGAGCGCGTCATCACCGCGGGCGACCAGGACCAGTGCATCTACCAGTTCAGCGGCGCCGATCCCGACATCTTCGCCACCCATCGGCCCGTCGCCCAGAAGGTTCTCTCCCAGAGCTGGCGCGTGCCCTCCGCCGTGCACGAGGCCGCCGTCGCCTGGATCGAGCAGATCCCCGACCGAGTGCCCGTGAGCTACGCCCCCCGGGACTACCCGGGCTACCTGGAGCGCACGAACGCCGCTTGGCAGAGGCCCCAGGCCCTCATCCCCTCCCTCATGGAGCACCTTGGGCACGGCCACACGGCCATGGTGATGGCCGCGTGCACCTACATGCTGAGGCCCCTCGTCACCGAGCTTCGGGGGCAGGCCATCCCCTTCGGGAACCCCTGGGCGCCCGACGCCCCGGGCGGCTGCAACCCCCTCGGCGCCCCCCACGCCCGGCCGAGGATCATCCAGGCGATGCTCGCCTTCGCCCGCCACGCCCCGGACCCCGCCACAGGCCTCCCCACGGGCGGGCTCTGGACGGCGCTGGACCTCCAGGCCTGGTCCTCGGTCCTGAAGGGCCTGTTCCGGCGCGGCGCCCGGAGGCGCATCCAGGCTCTGCCCGTGGACCTCTCGCCCCTCGAGGTATACGGCGTCCTCTCCGAATCCGTCGGCTTCGAGGACCTCGCGGCCCTCCGCCGCGACGAGCCGGACTGGGGCTGGTTCCGCGAGCGCCTGAACGCCCAGGTCGCCAGCCAGCTCGTCACGCCGTACGCCTTCGCCCTCGTCGAGAACCGGGGGCTGGCCGCCCTCACCGAGCGGCCCCGGCTCTACGTCGGCACCATCCACAGCTTCAAGGGGGCCGAGGCGGACCACGTCTTCCTCATGCCCGACCTCTCCCGCGCGGGCATGGCCGCCTACTCGGGCCACGACCGCGCCACCGTCGTCCGCCAGTTCTACGTGGGCATGACCCGCGCCCGACTCGGCCTCACCCTCTGCGCCCCCTCGGGCCACTGGGCGGTGCGCTGACATGCAAACCCCCGCCATCCGCCTTACGCTTGAGACCCTCCTGTCTCGCTCTAGCCCCTCCCTCGCCTCGGCGACCTCTCCCGCTGACAGCACCTTGCTCCGCTCAGTCCCTCCCTCGCGTACGGAGCCGCGGGGGAGGGTGGCCGGAGGCCGGGAGAGGGGCACTTCAGCCTTGCTCAGCCGAACGTCCCGCCTCACCCGCACCCTTGCCCGCTCTAGCCCCTCTCTCGCGTGCATGCCACGGCGTAGCGGTGCGGAGCCGTGCGAAGCCGCGGGGGAGGGGTGGCCGGAGGCCGGGGCGGGGGGCACTTCAAGTGCCCGTTCCAGTACAATCCACAACCCTCCACCCCCCGCCATCCTCGCCCTCGACCTCGGCACCCACACCGGCTGGGCCGCCTGGACGGGCGCCTCCGTCGTGAGCGGCGCGTGGGACTTCACCCCCCGACGCTTCGACGGCGGCGGCATGCGCTTCCTCCGCTTCCAGGCCCTCCTGCGCCACGCTCTGGATGACCTGCGCGCCGAGCGGGTCTTCTATGAGGAGGTGCGGGCCCACGCGGGCACCGACGCCGCCCACATCTACGGCGGCCTATGGGCCGTCCTCACCGCCCACTGCGAATCACGCCAGATCCCCTACGCCGGAGTGCCTGTGGCGACCATCAAGCGCCATGCCACCGGCAAGGGGAACGCCAGTAAGGCGGCCATGCTCGACGCCGCCCGCCATCGCGGCTGGAACCCCGCCGACGACAACGAGGCCGACGCCCTGTGGCTGCTCGACGCCGCCCTCCAGGGCGTCGCCACCTAGGAGGTCCCCATGTCCGACACCCCGCCCATCTGTCCCGTATGCCAGCGCGCCATCCTGTCCCACACCCGGCTCGCCCTCCGCTCCGGCTTCTGCTCCACGGGCTGCGCCCGGAAGGCGCGCCGGCGGCGTGCCGAGGGCCGGCCCATCACCGACCGCCCGCCGCCCCCCGGAGCCCTGCCCCGGTACGTCATCCTCGCCACGCCCTCGGGCGAGCCGACCAGCCTCTCCCGCGCCCGCGCCGCCCGCCAAAGGACCCTCGCCGATGCCTAACCCCCGCCACGCCCTCCTCGCCGCCACCAGCGTCGTGGTTGCCCTCACCGCTGCCTTGTCGATCTCTCTCCCTCCCTCGCGCGCAAGCACTTCGGAGGGGCCGAATAGGGGGGACCGGCCGGCTTGCCAGGGCGAAGCGCAGCGAAGCCCGAAGGCCGGTGGGACCCTATCCGGCCCGCAGGCTCACGTTCCGCCCGCCAGCCTTTCCGACACCCCCCCTTCCCGCTCCGACCGCATCGCGTCCGCCCTCCGCGCCGACGGCGCGACCGCCGCGCGCCTCCTCCCCGCCATCCTCGACTGGGGCCCGGGACTCAGCGACGGCCAGGCGTACGACGTCGCTCTGGCCATCGCCCGGGAGAGCCGTCAGCGGGCGCTGCGGCCCGAGCTCGTCGCCGCCCTGATCCGCGTCGAATCCGCCTACGTCCCCACGGCAGTGAGCCCCACGAACGACCACGGCCTCATGCAGCTCCACGGCGACCCCGTGTACGACATCGCCCGGAACGTCGCCCTGGGCTGCCTCGAGCTCTCGTCCTGGCGCTCGACCTACGGCGGCGGGGAGCGCGAAATGCTTGCCCACTACAACGGCGGCTGCGACCCGCCGCCCGTCTCATGGTCCTACGCCGACCGCGTCCTCGCACTCGCCCAGGAGCTCCCCCATGACCCCTAA